TGAATGTCTAGTTCAGTTGAACCCAACGGGCCTTTTGGCTGGCCCGGTGAACATGCTCACTAGCAAGTTGAGCAGATTCGCAAAATTGAGCCCTCTGCCCACGGAACAAGTTCATGCGTCATTCGATCGAGTTGACGCAGTGAGGCTACTCGAGCGAGTCGAGTCCTCTGCCGCCCATAATGGCCATAAAATGATTGGTTGGACGCCAGTTTATGTGGCCATGTCAAGTGTGTCGTACATAGGCGGCAAGGTGAACGTGGCAAATTGGAAACGCTATTGTGGGGTTGTCAATTTGGAGATGCTCGATGAAATCATGGACATGCAGGCCTCGCGAGTTAGTACTTACTCGGAGATGCATGAGGCTAATGTGGCGCGTGTACACATGTTGATAACAAAATACACGCATTTGCAGTGCGACTACACGATGGACTTACCGGTGGCGATGATGACGGCCACCCTTGCGACTCATTATCAGAGGGTTGCCGCCAACACTGTGGAGTTCATCGGGACGGGTTTTCAATGGTCCCCACCAGCACGCGTTTAATGCTATTCGGGCGTGGGGTGGGGAGTGATAGGTTGATGAGAGTGATGGATGTGCGTAGATCGAGAATAGTAATCAGGAATATACCTACTAATAATAATAGTAATTTCGCAACGTTGTCGGCCGGCATATGTGGGTTCGTACCCTACAGTGTAGACCATGGCGTCACGAACTATATACTGGGAACCACCAAGAGAAATCTTGCTGTGATGCCCCCTATAATTCCGAAAGTTTTGAGAGAATTCAGAGATTTTGTGCGCGTTGTAATTCGTAGGATTTTGTCACCGTTAACAGTTATTTTGACCTTTGAAGAGTGGTTGCAGACTACCGACTATCCGGCGAGTCGGAAGCAGGAGTTGCGGGCTTGTTATCGCAAGCATGCCCAAGATATTCCGAAGTTACAATTGGACCTTATCGCGGCACTAGGCGGTAAGCCAATAACGAAGGGGTTGGCTAAAGTACTAAAAGTCAATTCTTTCGTGAAAGCAGAGTTTTATGACATTCAGGATGATTCTGACTTAAAACTCCCCCGTTCTATCAATTCACG